GCTATGCGGAGTATAAAACCAAAATCTCTAACGTTACCGGGCTTCTTCGCTCTAACGCTGTTGGCTCTCTCGACTTCTGGCATCTGGCTCAGGACTACGGCGTAGCTCCTACCCTTGCCCACGTCGTTCAAGACAACATCCCACTCGATCGCTGTATTGCCGTTCCTACAGAACCGCAATTCATCCTTGACTCTTACTTCAACGTCCGCTCGGCTCGTCCGATGCAGACTTACTCTATCCCTGGAGGTCGACTCTAATGGATCCAATCCTAGGCTCCGCCTTAATCGGCGGTGGCATAGGGTTACTAGGGGGAATCATGGGCCGCGATGCGGCCCGTGACGCCTCTCATGCTAACCAAGTGTCTGCCGACCGCCAAATGGCCTTCCAGGAACGCATGTCAAACACTCAATACCAACGTGGTATGTCTGACATGCGGGCCGCTGGCCTTAATCCAATGTTAGCTTACTCCCAAGGAGGCGCCGGTGGCGCCTCTGGGGCGTCCGCTTCTAACATAGCTCCCGACTATGACAACGCTGCCTCTGGCATCGCTTCGTCTGCGTCTAGCTATATCAATCAAAAACGAGAAAGGTCTCTCATGGACTCGCAGGTTGATCTTCAAGCTGCTCAAGTCAAAACCGCTCTTTCTCAACAAAAACTTAACCAAGCCTCTGCGCGTTCGGCTGAGGCCGACGCACGAGCTACTGAAACAATGCTCCCTGCCTTAAAATCCAAATCCTCACTCGAAAAGCGTCAAAACGAAATTAACGACAAAATGTTGCCGTATGACGCTGTTATGAATCGAGTAGGTCAAGTAATGGGCATGGGGGCTTCTGCGACTTCTATAGGTCGCTTCTTAAAAAAACCGAATCTCGACTCTGGTCGCATCTCGGTTCCTAAAAACCCCGTCCGTAAAGACTCACAAGTAGGCCGCACAAAAGGCGGCACGCTTTACGACAAACACACAGGAGAGGTCTATGACCGATAAAATCGTTATCTATACGCGTTATAATAGGTCCCCGCGTCAAGTCTGGGAATCTTACCCAGAACCGCATCAACACACCGTCAACGGTGCCGCTCCAGAATGCGATATAAACAACGTTGTAGCGAGGCTTCGCCAGGGGCTCGAGCCCGGCGTAACGCTCCGCTCAGGTCAATATCGCGACAATACGGGCATCGTTGACATGAAAACGAACCTCGACGTCATCCGTTCGCATGAATCGGTATTCAACGCACTGCCTCAACATATGCAGGAGCGTTATAAAACACCCTTCGGGTATTACTCGGCTTTAGCCGAACTCGAAAAAAATAGGCTTGAACAACAAGCCGGGACCAGTGTACCTCTTGTTGTAACTGGTCCAACTGACAGCAAACTTGATGTCAGTTCAAAAAAAGGTGGCTCTCGTGAAACGGAAACAAATGAAATTCGGTCAAGCCAAGTCGACATTCAAAAAAGCGACAGCCGTCCATCCGAAAAACTCAGCTCCCGCACCTAAACGCGGCGGCTATCGTCTATAAAAAAATACCCCGGGGTACGAACCCGGGGCCATTGGAGTTACAACGTGCCTTGTCATAACCCTATTACAGGTTACCGCTCTCGTAGTCCTAACGCAAGCGGCAAAAGACCTATTGTCTTTACAAAAAACGTCGGTTACGACGATCTCCAACTCGATCTTCCCTGTGGTCAATGCATTGGCTGCAAACTCGACCGTTCTCTTGAGTGGGCTCTACGTATAAGCCACGAAACTACTCTCCATCCTAAATCTTCATTCGTGACTCTCACGTATGAAGATCGCCACCTCCCCCCTAACAACTCACTCCGCAAAAAAGACATTCAGGACTTCATAAAAAGACTCCGCTTCTTTTCGGAAACCCCCCTTCGCTACTATCTTTGTGGCGAATACGGTACAGAGACAAAACGTCCTCACTATCACATATGCCTCTTTGGAGAGGACTTCTCCTCTGACCGGAAACTCTGGAAAACGACCCCTCTTGGTCATAAACTCTACAACTCTCAATCTCTCTCTGACCGATGGACATTCGGTCACGCCGTTATCGGCGATCTAACCTTCGAAACTGCCGCTTATACAGCGCGCTACGTAACAAAAAAAATCACTGGCGCTATCGCGCCGGAACACTACGGGCTCCGTGAGCCCGAATTCTCTCTCATGTCACGTCGCCCCGGTATCGGGGATGCGTGGCTAAAAAAAAACATCGTTGACGTAGAACGCGGTAGCGTCTGGTCTGAGTCTGGCCTCTCAAAAAAAATCCCTAAATTCTATCAAAAAAAAATCAATGAAAAAAAACTACAAAAAATAAAATACAAACAAAAAAAGGAGGCCGCTAAACTCTTCAGACAAACAAATCCCTACGTTCTCGACGATGTCCAAAAATCTAAATTTAATTTAAAACCAAAAAAGGAAATGTAATCACATGCGTCTTCAAATCTTTACAGTCTTCGATCAAAAAGCAGGAGCTTACCTGCGTCCCTTCTGTCTTCCTTCCGCTGCTCACGCTATCCGTGAACTCGCTGAGGTATTACAGCGTCCTGATACTCCGTTCGCGGACTATCCTGAAGACTTCACTCTCTTCCATACCGGCGAATTCGACGATGAAACCGGAGAGGTTCAACCTCTCCTTAAAAACGAATCGCACGGTAATCTTCTGAAAATCAAAACCGAACTCAAACTGCGCCGACAAAAAAACGCTGAGGAGGCCTTATCATGATTGGAAAATCTTCGTCTCTACCCTCTATTATGTCGTCTTCGGAACATCAGTCTCAAATTCCGAAAGACGCTATCCCTCGGTCTACTTTCGACCGTTCTCACGGTTACAAAACTACGTTCGACTCCGGCTATCTCGTTCCCATGTATTGGGACGAAGTACTCCCGGGCGATACGCACAATGTAAACGTAACCACTCTCGCCCGTCTTGCGACTCCAATTGTCCCGATTATGGACAACTTTTGGGCAGAAACTTTCTTCTTCTTCGTTCCTATGAGACTCTTATGGGACAACTGGGAGAAGTTCTGCGGCTCGCAAGATAACCCTGGTGACTCGATTGCGTTTACAACGCCTAAAGTCGATGTCACCGCTGCCACTGGTTATGCTACGGGCTCGATCTTCGACTACTTCGGTCTTCCGACTCTTAAAACGAATGCTGTTAACGCTTGGAAACCAAATGCCTTCTATCTACGAGCCTACAATCTTATCTGGAACGACTGGTTTAGGTCACAAGATCTTCAAAACTCTCGTTCCGTCCCTACTGACAACGGTCCCGATGGTGATACGCTCTATACGCTCCAACGCCGTGGCTCTCGCTTCAATTACTTCTCTAGCTGCCTTCCTTGGCCGCAAAAAGGAACCGCTCTTAATGTCCCTATGGCTGCAACTTCGGTTATCACGAATGGCGTCTCCCCGACCTTCTCTGGCGGCGGCTATACCAATCGCAATCCTTATGCTCTGGCTGATGGCGATATGGTTCTTTCTGGTGCTGCCGCTACTGCCGGGTCTCTCGTCTATGGAAACCAATCAGGTCTTCAAGCTATTGGAGGAACTATAAATGAACTCAGAGAAGCCGAACAGCTCCAAATCCTTCTCGAAAGAGACGCAAGAGGTGGTACTCGATATACTGAAAGCATCAGGCAGCACTTCGGAGTTATCTCCGATGACGCCCGACTTCAGCGTCCGGAATATCTTGGTGGCGGTCGTCAGAACATTAATATCACTCCTGTTCCGCAAACGTCGGTAACAGCCGCTACCCCACAAGGAAACCTTGCGGGCTTCGGTACGTTTGGAGGGCGTAATGGCGGCTTCGTTAAGAGCTTTACTGAGCACGGTGTTATTATCGGACTTATCTCCGTCACCGGCGACCTCACTTATCAAGGTGGCCTTGAGCGTGGTAACTCTCGAAATACTCGTTATGATTATTTCTGGCCCGCTCTTCAAAACCTTGGGGAACAAGCTGTGCTTAACCAGGAAATCTGTTGCCGCGATTCTGCGGACAATACTGTTGCTTTTGGTTACAACGAACGCTATGCGGAGTATAAAACCAAAATCTCTAACGTTACCGGGCTTCTCCGGGCTAACGCCGTTGGCTCTATCGACTTCTGGCATCTGGCTCAGGACTACGGCGTAGCTCCTACCCTTGCCCA